AACATATAAAGTTTGTGCCATCGACTTTATTATCTTATTATCCAAACGAATTTGCTCATCTTCTACATCTCCTAATAATGCCTGCATCATTCTATAACAGAAATCATATGATCGACTTGCTAATATTTCACTTTCTGGATGGGATTCTCTCCACTTTGCTACCGAACGATAGTTATTCATTGATATGCGGCTTAATATTTTACGTAACTTAGATAATTCTTCTGTATCTTTACACCATACACCGTCATCTTTTATGTACATTGTTTCTCGCTTTATATCAGTGCAATGTATTGGTCTCTTTGTTACATCCATGCTTTTCAAACGATCCGTTATCATTTTCGTCATTCCGGTTACGTACCCATTATGACCTATGTATTCCAATTCATTGTTTTGTACATCTATGTCCCGTAAAAAATCTGTAATATTCATTGCATCTTTGCAGGTATCATTTAAGAAAAAGTTGATATTAAATCGTTGATTATTATTTGTAGTATTATTTGTTATATTACTAGTATTATTTTTAACTGCATCTACCAGCTGCTGTTGTAGATCCTGATTTTTTTTATTACTTTCATGTAAATTTGCCTGATTGATCTGTAAATTCGTATATTGTTCCACCATTAAGGATTTAAATTCCTGGTTCTGTTTTAATAACAATAATATAGTTGTTGCGTCATTAGTTGGTTCATTGGTTAGTTCATTTGTTGTTGGGGAATCATATATTATATCATCATCATCATCTACATATATACATTTCTTTTTATGATACCATAAACTATTTCGAGCTTTATATACCTTACCACATTCGCATTCAAATATTTCGGCGTTTTTTGGCGTTTTTTCCGTTCTATTTGTTCTATTTTTATGTTTTGCAGTCATTATATGTCTATTAAAATCACTTTTTTTGCTGCATTTAAAGTTGCATATATTACATGTGAATTTTTCGGCGTTTTTTGGCGTTTTTATCATTCTATAATATTCTATATATTTAGAACAGAAAAAACGCCTAAATTACACTACGCAAATTATTGAAAAAAAAATATGCAGACAAAATTTTTGAGCTTTTTTGGTTTTTGCTGCATTATGCTTTAAACCGGTTTTTTGGGTTTTTTCTGAAAAACTTATGGCTGTACTTTTGAAAAATGGACATTTTCAGAATGTCCAATTTCTGAAAGTTGACAAACAAATTATATTAAAAGATTTGTATTTAAATACAAATAATATTTATCATAACATAATCATAATTATAATGATATATGTATTAATAAATAACCAACCATATTAAAAATTATCAAAGTATGCAGTCATAGTAATATTATGTACAACTGACATAACAATATATAATTCTATATTAGATGGAAGTTATATCATTAAAATCATTTTTGAATTTATTTCATAAAAAGGATGAAGTAAAATATACAGTTAATAAGATGTTAACTACAATGACTGTAAAAGTCGGTAATAAAATACATCTTTTAAGCAAATATGCTGATACTAAAAAAATAACACGAGAAAGTTTACAATTATTGTGTGATCATATAAATAACCGAGACGATTATTTAACACGATTCTATAATCTATCATTATCTATTGATTTTTCAAATTTGGTAATAAGTGCAACGGATGTAATGCCTATGAAAAACAATGAGATGAACAATAATCAGGAGATACGTTTTAAAAATATTATTCGAAATTTACATATGATTGATATCTTACATAAAACTAAGTCAGGGATCGATAACGTGCCCACGTTCTTTGATGTTCTATTTAATTTATATTTTAATGGAATAATTGACTATAAGTTACTTACACCTAGTGCATTACATTATATACAAAAAGGTCGAATAGGAAGTGTATTTTCATCATATTTTTTTAGAGCATCTATAATGAATCCATATTTAGTATATTCATTAAATCAAACAATATTTAAAGCCACACGTATTTTTAGTCCCACTTTAGGATGGTCCTCTTATTGTTATGGATTTATGGAATCACCATATGTAACAGAATATGTTGGTACCGATGTGATACCTAGTGTATGCGAAAAAACTAGTAAATTTTCAAATATTTATACTAAGAAAAAAATAGATATTTATTGTACTCCGTCAGAGCAATTATTAGTTAATAGAAAATTTATGCAAAAATATAAAAATCATTTTGATTTAGTTTTTTTTAGTCCACCATACTATGAGTTAGAACTATATAAGAGTAAGAATCAAAGTACTGATCAATATAAAACATATAATGAATGGTTAGATCAATATTGGAATAAAACAATGAAATTATGTAATCATGTACTAGAAAAAGGCGGAAAAATGTGTTATATTTTATCAGGATATGGTTCATCTAATACAAAACATTTCGATTTATTAAATGATATGAATAATATAGCTAAAACATATTTTAAATTATTATCCACACAACCAATGTTTAATAAAAATGTACATGTTACTACTCATCGAGATACAGGTGAACAAATCGTAATTTTTTGTAAAAAATAAAAAACGTTAATTTCAATATGATTATTAATATCATATTGAATCACTCTTATTTCCAAGAACCATAACATAAATGTTTTCCATAATCGCCAAAACAATTATTACCTGTTGTTGTAGGGTTTAACAATATAATAGACATGTCACTATTATCAATATATGTTTGTGTTACTAAAACGGGACCAGTAGTGCAATAAACATGCACTTGTGATGGTGCATCGCTGTTTTCTTCTTGTGCAATTCGAATATTTTCTGTTGATATTCGTTGACATTCAATGTTTTCAATTATTTTTAATATAAAAGGATGTTTTGGTGGAGAATAAAATGCATAATTACCAATAAGTTTTGGAAAATTTTGAGAAACCAGTAGATGATCAGTTGCATTTTGAATTTCAATTGGAAATTTACATATATTTGGACTATCATAGTATAAATCATCAAGAGGTTTTGTAAGTTGTATATCTAAATCTAAATAAACGCCACCGTAGTAATATATAGCCAAATACCGGAAGAAATCTATTTTTTGAATCTTTTGTGGTAAATGAGTATACACATTATAATATTTTGGCATTTTGGTTTTAACAAAGTTTTCAATATCATTGTCATCAAAAAACATATAGTTCCAATGAGTATTATTACTTTTAACATTGTCAACTAATTTTTGATAATGTTCTGGAATATCTTTAGTTTTCCATGTTTGAATAATATTCTTAATGTTAATATTCATAATATTAAGAATAATAGAATTTGTTTATACGGTTTTGAAACAAATTATTCATTGTGATTCTATATTATCAATAATATGTGATGGATAATTCATATCTTTTAGTACTCTTACACCTCCTTTAAGATTTGAAATACCTTTTTTAAGCCTATATGTATATTTAAATGATCCATCCTGATTTACTTTTACATCCATTTTGTAATTTTGAACATTATTAGATTTTTTAAATTTTTTACATATAGAAAGGTAATGAGTAGTAAGTATAAAATCGACATTAGAATGCAATTGAAGATATTCTAAAAATGCATATCCAGATTTAGATGCTTCAGTTGGATTTGTTCCTGAATATAACTCATCGAATAAACAGAAATGACGGTGCGGATAATCATTGCATTTATCGATTTTATCGATAATTTCTTTACATCGTCTGGATTCTGCCTGAAATAAACTATCTCGTCCGGATGTATCCGGTATATTTAAATATGAATGTAGATGGGTATATGGAGTAATAACTGCTGATTTATAAAAACCACACCCAGTTTGTTGTGTAAAAATAATATTCAATGCAGTAGTTTTAAGTATAGTAGTTTTACCAGACCTATTAGGAGATGATATAATCATATTTTTACTGAAATCACAGTCGTTTTTAATAGGTGTATCGCCAATCAAACTGGGATAATATTGCTGTTTAATATTACAAACATTGTCATTAGAATATTCAGCATATGCCACTGTACCATTTTTAATATTAGTTTGAAGTCCAATGAGGTTGTCTATATAACCATGAAAACCAACCGAATATCTAATACATTCTTCATATGCTTTATTATTATATATTTGATAATAACATTTAAGCATATAACCAACGCTGTAGAATTTTTTAAGATTACATTCAAATGGATATATCATATCTAATTCACATTGTAATGCTTTTAATATAGCTAATTGTTCACGATTTTTAAAGTTGAATTCCTTATAAGTATCGCAATCAGTCGATATAGTCATAAATGATTCAATTGAACATATAGTATGATTAATATATTTCTTCATTTCAACTAAATTATTATTAGCAGCAATAACGTTATTATAAAAACGTTTACATAATACCACATTTTGATATATTTGGAATACATACATGCCGAACATAAATAATATATATATCATTTTATCCCAGCTAATAGATTGTAGATTTGTTAATGCTTTACCAATAAAATGACTCTTAGCAACATTTTTTAATGTATCAACATATACGTCTATAGAAATTGGAATTCCTTTAAATTTTAAAATAATAAATGGAAATATTAGAAATAATATAGGTAATACAAGGCTTATTACTGGTGATAGAACATGAACAACAGAAAGTGTTTGTAGAAATGACGATGAATTGTTAAGATGTTTAATTATATCCCAATCCATATAGTTATACTTTTCTAAAAAATAATCATCCATTTTTATTGATTTCCACACAGTTTTAACAGCATCACAGTCTAATAAATCTGTACATGTATTTGTTAATGACAAATATTTGTCCATGTTATTAATAACAGCTTTAGTATCATTTAAAAAATGAGTATTTGTAGTATATTGTTGTTGCCAAAGTGGCATAGTATTTCTAGCAAATGTATGATTTGGTTTAAATAAATGTTCATACATAGTGGTAGTTAATTCTGTATTTTCATGAAGTTTCAATTCTAAATCATAAGAAATATCATCATTTAAATTAAATACCATAGTTTTGTCTAAATACTGTATTGGTAATTTAAAAGTGGTTTCGATATCAAATAATAATACATTATCATTGTTCTCTGTATTAGGTGGTTTAGGATCATTAAACATATTAAACATATCGAGTATATCTGTAGTACAACGTATATAATAATTCATTCTATAAATAATAAAGTCCTTATACGCATAGTATTCGTAAGATATAAAATACTTATTTCTAATTAACATGTATTAATGAAGATAGGAATAACCTGTTGTGAGTTATACTTTCCGGACAATAAGGAAATATTCGGTAACGGACATAGATTCAATGTATTATTATGGTATTATTTTTTAGTAGAATGTGGGTTTGAAGTATTTTATTTAAGCAATAAAATGGAGACAAAAAAGGTTATAAACTCTGGTTATGAATATAATATAATCAATTATGAAGATTGGTTTACAAATATAGATAAACTATATGAATATAAACCAGATGTAGTTGTAACCGCTGGATTAGCAGATAAAGAGTTTTGCCAATTATTAAAAAAACATAATATTAAATGTTTATACTCAATGATGGGAAATAACTATACGAATGATATTGAGAGTGTTGTATATAACACAAATTATAATACTGAAACACTAAGAGATACGTATGATGAAATATGGATATCGCCACATTTTGGGTATTCAATTGAATATTATAAAATACGGTATAATACCGATAATATACATGTAGGTCCTTATCTTTGGCGAGAAGATTTAATTAAAGGACATAATATATTAAAATATACACAGGGTGAAAAATTATTAGTTGGTATATGTGAACCTAATGTGAGTGATAAAAAAAATAGCATGATACCATTATGTATATGTGAAAAGAGTAGACAATATATAGAGTTTGTAAGATGCTATGGAACATCAAGTATTAGAGATAATAGTTTTTTTGCGAGTTTTGTTAGCAATTTAGAGATATATAAAGATGCCAGAATGGTATTTAATAATCGTAATATAATAACAGATATATTTAAAAAATGTAATTGTATAATTTCAACAACACAGGAATGTGAATTAAATTATGTATTTTTAGAATGTTTTTATTATGGTATTCCACTAATACATAATTCAAAAATGTTACAGGAATACGGTTACTATTATCCTGATTTGGATATAAATAAAGCAGTAGAACAAGTAAAAACGGTATTTAATACTCATAATACAAAATTATATATAGAAAAACATAAACCTATATTACATAAATATTCTATTACAAATCCTTATAATCAAGAATGGGTAAGAAATAGATTGAGTAGTGCGTAAATATATTATATTTTTAACATTCTAAAAATATAACTATGACAATGAGAATAGGAATAACATGTAGTGATTTAGTCTTTTTGGATAATATACGTATTTATGCCAATGGTCACCATTTTAATGTAATTTTATGGTATCATTTTTTTGAAAAATGTGGTTATGATATAGTATTTTTAAGTGATACTCTGGAATCTGGAATAATAAATAATAATAATTATCAATATAAAATAGTGAATATTTGTAGTTTATACAAAGATGAAACCAATCTACAAAAATTAAATTTAGATGTGGTTTTATTTGTAGGTTTAGTTAGTGAGTTATTATCTAATTTATTAAAAAAATATCACATAAAACGAATATATTCCATGTTAGGTAATAATTATATTAATGATCTTGAAACCGTTATATATAACAAGAATAATTCTAATCGTACAATAAGAGATATATATGATGAAATATGGATATCACCACATTTTGCATTTTCATTGGATTATTATAAAATACGATATAGTATGGATAATATTCAGGTAGCACCTTATATTTGGGGTGATGATATAGTAAAAAAATATAAATCAATTGAATACAAACCAGGAAACAAATTATTAGTAG